ACTTATAGTTTGCATAACCAGTTGTTAGTCCAGCTAATACAGAAGTATATCCTCCAAATGTTAAATCCTGTGACTTAAATTTATTTTCCAATCTCATCTGGTCATATTTTACATCTACAGATTTACCAGCAAGTCTAATGTTACCTATGTCTTTTAACATATTCTGTTTGGCTTGTTTGTTAATATTAGTAAAACTCATAGAATCATCATAGTAACCAGCTACAGATTGAAATGCTAAATTGTTTGCTAAATCATTATTAAATGCAATAGTTCTAGCATTTTCTTCTTCTAATGCTTTTAACTTAGCTGCAAGTCTTTCTTGTTCTATTCTTTTGTTTTCTCTTTGTAGTGCTGCTTGTTGCGCCCTAATACTAGATATTGTACCTATTGCAGATACACCAGCACTTAATAAAAATAGAGAAGAAGAGGATAATACTGCTCCCATTATGCGAATTGTATCTCCATAGCTAGTCCTAATACTTTAAGAGGTAAAGGATCGTTTTGTGAAATTGTTATTGTTGGTGATTTACTATATCCTAAGAAGTTAAACTCTTTTTTTCCTGTGACTGACTGTAAATCAGTATTAGCTGTAAAATCTACTTGTTGTATTATTAATTCTTTAGAACTTAAATCTGCTGCTTTCATGGTTATGTCTAATCCCTCAGAAATATCTACTATAGCCTTATTAATCCTTCTTGGGTGTCCTGTCAATGGTCCACTTTCTATTTCTTTATCAATAGGCATAGTTTCTAATATTGGTGTAAAATTAAATCCTACTCTAACTCCTGTAGGAAAAGGTGCATTATTTAATGTAATTCTATTGTTAGAATCTACTGTATATAAGCCTAAAGAACCATTACCAAATACAGCATTTACTTGTGTAGTATTTTCGTAAACAGCGTTAACTGTATGTATAAATCCATCTACTATTGTGATTGCAGCATTATCAGCTGGTGTTGCAGCTAATGTTTTATTCAAGGTCAGGGTATGTCCTGAACTTGTTGCTGTAACAGCAGTTATAGTATATTCAGTTGCATTACCAGCTATGGTAAAAGTTTCTTGTATTGCTGGTGCAGTTGTAAAACCATCTACATTTAAAACACTACCTGATTGAGATCCACCATTAACAAGGGGTGTTCCTTTCTGAAATACAGTAGTTGTTGTAGAACAATCTAATGTTACATTGTCTGTATCACTAAACTTTTCTAATAGATATTTAGTACCAGATGGTAAAACTCTCTTGCTTACTACAAATAAATCTTGATTTAAAGCTGTTATAGAATGAAATTCATCTCCTGACTTAGTTTCCCACATAGTCCAACCAGCTATCTTTTCATCTCTAATACTATGAAATACACCTATCTTACCATTTTCGTTACTACCACTATTAAGAAAAAAAGCAAATTGTTCAGGTCTTTCATTGTTACCAGTTAACATAGATATTTGTTTAGGTGCATCTATTAGCTGTGAAGATAATACAGATACAGCAGTAGATTTATATGCTTGTTCTAAATCACTAAATACAAACTCTCTTACAGCTTTACCATTTTTTTGTGTAAATAGTGTAGCACCATCAAAAGGTACAGGAGCTGCTCTATTGCAACCATAAGGTGTTTGTCTAAGAAATGTTATATTACTTGGCGTTACAGCAGCAGTATTACCACTTGTAGGTATGTAATATTCCCCAGCATCTGTAAAGATTTGTAAATTTCTAGAAGATACAAAATGTCTAATTTCATTAACTTTATCACCAGCAATAGCAACATTGATTGCTTCACTCGCTAATCCAGTACCAAGATCAAAATTAAAATATCCACCTATTTGACTAGCTACAACAGCTGAAGGTCTATCTCTTACACCACCAAACCATAATCTATTATCGTGAAAAGATACAGCTTGTGGGAATCCTCTTACAGCAGATATAAGTTCTTCTGCCCAATCTGCATCTGCATCTGTATTAGGTAATTCTTCTAATACTTGAGCAGTAACTTGTGTAGCAGATGTAAATCCAGTAATCTTTAATTGTTTTGGTGTATCACCTAATTGTATGTATGTACCATTATGAGCAGATACAAAGGTATCTGTAGAAGCAGTTAATGTAATACTACCAGTAGTACCACTAGGTGTTAGTGTTGTAGTACCATCTGCATATTTAAAAAAAGGTGCAGTAGTTTTATTTATACCACCAGCACTTACAGTAGTATCTTCTTCAAAAGTATAAGCAGAAACTTCAAATGTACTAGCTGATGTTCTTTTTATTTTTCTTATAGGATTATCTCTATGTGTTAAAAACACAGTATCTGCAAACTGTGCAAAGTTTAATTCAAATAGTTGAGATGTAGTCCAGTTACAATTACTAGTAATATTACTTTGTATTGCAGTACCACTAGAATTAAAAACATCTAATCTGTTATTAGAAAAAGCAAATATAGCTACTTCATCATTACTAAATATAAATGGTATGATTCTAGTTTCACCTACAAGAGCTGTAGTAAACTGTGTTGCTGGTCTACGCATAACGCCACCTTCATCAAGTAAGAACCAGTTACGACATTGCTTTGCTCCTTCAAAGTAAGCTCTAGCATCTGTTCTTGCGTTTAAATTTGAGTTAAGTTCTCCAGCTGAGAAGTTAGTATATACCTGTCTGACTTTTCTTGGCATTAGGAAACAATTCCACTTCTACTACTCCTTCTATTGCTAATAAATCTATTAGTTGACAATCTCTTAGTTGTTGTTTCTTGTGCATCAATATTTTTAGCTATAAGTAGTTGTCTTTCTGCTTGTTGGTCAAACTCATTTACTAGAGCAGAATCTCTAGCTATTGAACCAGCAAATATACTGGCTAACTTTAGTTCTAAAGCTAATCTAAAATAGGGTGGAAATAATGATTCATCTTGTCTAAATATATAATCCATGATGACTGTACTCTCATTACCATAACTATTCATATAAATTTTATCTTCATATCTTGAATAAGGTATTGGTTGGTCATTAACTGTAATAGCTAATATCTGTAATAGTTGTGGACTAGTTGGTAGTTGATATGCATATTCAAATCTACCAGCTGGTGTATCAGTTAAGAATGATAATTGTTGTTGTCCTGTAGCAAAACGCCATCTAGCTCTTGTAAGAGTAGATTCTACTATTTCTTCATAGATTGTATTTACTACAAGGGATTCAGTTGTACCATCTGTAAATGATGAGATAGGATTAGCTCCTATCATTATTAATGCTCTACTGGCAATATCTACTTTGGTAACTGCCATTAGTTTATGCTTTACCTACTGCTGGTATTAGTACAGATAAGTTTTTACCAGTTATATTATTTACTCCATATTTATCTGCTAAGTAATTTAGTCTAGCCATAAATTCTTGTTTTTCTAAGAAGGTTATCTTATCACCTAATACAATACTATCTAATACAGCTACATTTTTTCTTACATCTGCTATATCTTTTGGTGATAACTGTTTTGATGAAAATACTGCATTAGCATTTGCATCTTGAAATGTTGTACTAAATCTACCATCTGAAAGTCTTTTTACTGTATATCCTGATTCTTTAGGTTGATTAGTTTTTAAAAGTGATGCAGTTAAAGCACCAGTTGCAGCTAATCCTAAAGCACCACCAGCTATAGCTCCTCTTTTCATACCCTTAAAAGGATCATCTGTCATACCAGCACCTATACCAGCACCAACACCAGCACCCATAAGTGTAGGTGTAGCAGCAGTTGCTAAGCCAACAGCACCAGCACCTATTGTACCAGCAGCAGCTACTTCTCCAGCTTTTCTAAGATTTTTTCTAACTTTTGGTCCAGCTTTTCTACGAGCTTTAACAGATGCAGCTCTAGCAGTTTGTTTAGCTTTTTCAACAGTTGGTTTTACTTTTGCTTTAGCTTTTTCTACAGCTGGTTTTACTTTGTCAGTTACTGTTTTTGCTTTTGTTTTAGTTGCTTGTACAGCTTTATCTACTTGAGGTTTTGCTTTTGCAACTGCTTCTTTTGCTTTACCAGATACTGCTTTAGCTTTTTTTGTAGTTACATCTACAGCGTCTTTTAAACCTTTTTTCTTTAATAAAGCTCTAACACTACTTACTGCACTCTTCGCTATGTTCATCATTACCATAATAAAATCTCCAAATTAAAAGGGGGGATAAACCCCCCT